GTTCCATAAGAACTGTGGGTTTATTCTTACCTGTAACTTCAAAAATCGAATCATCGACCCTCTCCACTCTAGATGCTCAGTGATTGAATTTCGTATTCCAGCATCAGAGAAACCTAAACTCGCTGGGGAATTCTTTTCACGAGTACAGGGTATTCTAGATGGAGAGGGGGTTCAGTATCAACCCAAAGCAGTTGCTAGTGTCGTAGAGAAATACTTCCCAGATTGGAGAAGGGTTCTAAACGAACTGCAACGATATTCAACTTCTGGTATGATTGACAGTGGTATACTTGTTAATATCTCAGAAACGAATATGAAGGATTTGAATACTTTTCTTAAAGAGAAGGACTTTAAGTCTATTCGCAAGTGGGTTGCTAATAATCTTGATAATGACCCATCTCGCATGTATCGAAAGATATATGATTCGTTGTATATCGATATACAACCACAGACTGTTCCTCATCTTGTTCTCGCAACAGCAGACTATTCTTATAAGTCTGCCTTTGTCGCTGACCAAGAAATCAATATGCTTGCATTTATGATTGAAGTGATGACACAGGTTCAGTTCAAATGAGCGGGTATGAATTAAAACATTATCTCAAATCATTAAACGAAACAAAAGAAAATCTGATGGAATCAGATGATCCTATGTGGGAGAAGAAGTACTCTCCCTATATCATTAATAAGTGTTTAGCACCCTTTAATGATACCATCATGTTAGTTAATGAGATGAACATGCGTCACCACCTACCACCAAAACTCCAATATGATTTTTTACTAAATACTATTAGATCTAAGAAAAGATATGCTCCTTGGGTAAAAGCGAGTAAATTGAAAGATTTAGAGTATGTAAAAGAGTATTATGGATATAGTAATGAAAAAGCGAAAGCTGCTCTCAAGATACTTGATAATGAACAAATTAATACTATAAAAAATAGTTTGAATAAAGGTGGAAGAAAATGAATGAAATTGAGTGGCATCCAGATAAAATGCTGGAGGTGAAATTAAAAGAACCAGATGATTTTCTAAAGGTTCGTGAAACATTAAGTCGTATTGGGGTTGCATCTCGTAAAGAGAGAAAACTCTATCAATCGTGTCATATCCTACATAAACAAGGACGATATTATATCGTACACTTTAAAGAGTTATTCGCTCTTGATGGGAAAGAGACAAACATAAACCAGAACGATATTGAACGTAGAAATTCTATTGCGGGTCTTCTTAGCGATTGGGGTTTAATTGAACTCATGGGTGAAGCAGAACCAAAGGCTCCACTATCACAAATTAAAGTGATTGCTTTTAAAGAAAAGAATGAGTGGGACTTAGAAACAAAATACAATATCGGTAAAAAAAGAGAAGCTTAAATTGACAGAATCATTCTCACAATTCATCACTGAAGAACCAAAAGAGCAAAAGTATAAACTTGTAATCTTTCATAACTCTCACGAAAACTTGAGAGATGTGGGTAAACAAGATAGGCCTGATGTTAAGTTGATGAACGATGCTACAAAGAAACTTGGTATTAGTTTATTTAATGCTGAATATTCTGGTAGTTTTATCGAAGAGAAAAACGGAAAGTTTTATATTAACTCTTTCTCATTTGATGAAACTGGTAAAGCAGTAAAACCAAGCGAGGATGGTAAAACAGAATATCAAAAACCATTTGAGATATCTCCAGAGAATACATTAATATTTCCTAGAGGGTTAGGAACTCTCGGATTTACTACAAATAGAAGATGGGTAGACATGATTAGACTCTTAGAAGATGCTGGGTTTAAAACAATACCCTCTCTAGAGACATGGGATATCTGTACAAGTAAATATTATTGTAATGAATTGTTTAGAAAGAATGGTTTACGGACACCTACAACTGTTCCTATAACATATTCAGATGATACAGAACGATCAATCAAAGGAATGAAGTTTCCAATAATACTTAAAGCGTCCAGTGGTTCACAAACTGGTGTTGGAGTTGTTATTGTAGAGAGTATGCGTTCACTACATCCAACAGTGCAAATGTTATCACTGTTGAGTAAAAATATTGACCTTATTGCTCAAGAATATATTAAAATTGATTATGATGTTAGAGTTATTGTACTTAACGGTAATATAATTGCATCAATGAAACGAGTAGTAATGGACGGTGATGCAAGAAGCAATGCATCATTAGGTGCAGAGACAGAAGAAATAGAGCTGACTGAAATTGAAAAGTTAGATTCAATTAAAGCTGCAAAACTTTGCAAAGGAGATTTGGTTGGTGTAGACTTTCTTCCCTCTAAAAATAGAGAGAAGGAACAACCATATATACTGGAAATAAACAGTATGCCAGGATTTGGCGGAATTGAAAGGTCTACTAAAGGTAAGAGTGTAACTCAAGAAATATTGAAAACATTCTTGAATCGAAATAACTGGTGAAAGGAAACCCAATGACACTACTTGAAGCGATTAAGAAACATAATGAAGGCAAGATAGCATTACATAAAGCAAATGTTGCTGTATATTTAAAGAACCCTGCTGGTATTGGAGAACATTCCGATATTGCAGAGGCAGTAGAATCAGAACTAACAAAGATTGCACACTCACAGGATATTATCGACATGGTTGATAAACATTTCTCAACTGAGGAACAATTACCACTTTTCTCTTGACATTCTGCCTTAAACCGTATATAATGAAACTCTTTGATAAGGAAATATGTCTGCATGAAATTTTACACCCACGTTGCCCAATGGGGCAACCAACTTCTTGTTCGGGGTTATAAGGATGGTGTTCGTTCTAATTACAAGGTTAAGTACGAACCCACTCTTTATGTCCCTGTAAAGAAAGAAACAGGTTACAAAACTCTGGATGGCGGTAACGTCAATCCTATGAAATTCCTTACCATTAAGGAAGCAAAAGAGTTTGTAGAACTATACAAGAGTCAACCGCACCTCGTGTTCGGTATGGCTCAATTCCCATATACTTACATCGCAGAACAATACCCTCGACAGATTCAATTTGATTCTGAGAAGATGCGTATTGTAACTATCGATATTGAAGTCGAATGTGAGAATGGATTTCCTCATGCAGACCAAGCAGCAGAACCTATGCTGTCTATTACAATCAAGAACCACGATACTGGACGTATTAAGGTTTGGGGATTGCATGATTACAAAACCGATAGAGAAGATATCCAATACATCCAATGTGCAACTGAACGTGAACTGCTAGCACAGTTCCTTTCATGGTGGGAATCTGACCATCCAGATATTATTACTGGTTGGAATACAGAATTCTTTGATATTCCTTATATCTGTAATCGTATCAAATCCCAAATGGGTGAGGACGCAATGAAACGTCTATCGCCTTGGGGTGTTGTTGATGCACGAATGGTTGGTTCTGGTTTTGGTAAGAAAGACCAAGTGTACAACATTCTTGGTGTCGAGAGTATTGATTACCTACAACTATACAAGAAGTTTACTTACACCAATCAAGAATCATATCGTCTTGACCATATTGCATTTGTTGAACTAGGACAGCGTAAGGATGAAAATCCATACGAAACATTTCGTGATTGGTATACTAAAGATTATCAATCCTTTATTGACTACAACATCCTTGACGTTGAACTAGTTGATAGACTTGATGAGAAGATGAAACTCATCGACTTGATTCTGACTATGACGTATGAGGCAAAGGTAAATGTCTCTGACTCGTTTACGTCTGTTAAGTATTGGGATGTGTTGATTTACAACCATCTACTAAAACAAAAGATTATTATCCCACAGAAACTTGGACACAAATCCAAGGGTGAGAAGTATATTGGTGCTTACGTTAAAGAACCACAAGTTGGGCAACACAAATGGGTTATGTCATTTGACTTAAACTCTTTGTATCCTCACTTGATTATGCAGTATAATATTTCGCCAGAGACTTTGTTGGCAAAACAACTTAATCTAGGGGACAATGCAGTTGATGATTTAATTGCACAGAAATTCAAAATCAAAGATATGCTTCCATCCAATGTAACGATGACACCTAACGGTGCATTGTTTAGTAAGGACAAACTAGGGTTCTTACCTAAGATGATGCAAGAGATGTACGATGACCGTACTATCTATAAAAAGAAGATGTTGGATGCAAAACAGAAATATGAAGATACCAAAGATGCTAAATACTTAAAGGATGTATCTAAGTTTCAGAACATCCAGATGGCAAGAAAGATTTCCCTTAACTCTGCTTATGGAGCGATTGGTAATGAATGGTTTAGGTATTACGATTTGAGGATTGCAGAAGGTATTACAACTTCTGGACAGTTCTCTATTCGTTGGATTGAAAAGTCTATTAACATGTATCTAAACAAATTATTAAAAACGGATGGAGAAGATTATGTTATTGCATCGGATACGGATTCAGTATACATTACTTTTGACAAATTGGTTAATAGTGTGCTTAAAAAGAAAGAAGAGGAATCAGATGATTCATATCGTGGGAGGGCCGTGGACTTCCTTGATAGAGTTGCTCAAGATAAACTCGAACCTTTTATTGATAAGAGTTATCAAGCTCTTGCTTCATATGTAAATGCATATGACCAAAAGATGCAAATGGCACGAGAGGTTATTGCAGATAAAGGTATCTGGACTGCAAAGAAAAGATACATTCTTAATGCATGGGATATTGAAGGTGTACGTTATCAAGAACCTAAACTTAAAATCATGGGTATCGAAGCAGTTAAATCTTCCACGCCCGCACCTTGTCGTGATAAGATTAAAGAATGTCTAAAGATTATTATGTCTGGTACTGAGAAAGATGTTAACACATTTATCCAAGGGTTTCGTGAAGAGTTTATGAAACTGCCTCCAGAAGAGATTGCATTCCCTCGTTCAGTGAATGGATTGAAGAAGTGGAGTAGTAGTTCGGGTATCTTCAGTAAGGGTGTTCCTATGCATTGTAAGGGAGCATTGCTTTACAATCACTACACCAAACAGAGTAAACTTACTAACAAGTATCCTCTCATACAGGAAGGTGATAAAATTAAGTTCTTAAATTTGAGACAACCTAATCGAATGTCATCTAATGTGATTTCGTTTATTACCAAGTTGCCCAAAGAACTTGATATCCACAGTATGATTGACTATGATTTGCAATATGAGAAGGCATTCGTTGAACCTTTAGTGTTCATTATGAACCAGATTGGTTGGAATATTGACCGTTCTTATGGAACACAGACAACATTAGAAGATTTTTTTGGATAAATGTCTTGACATTTGTTGGCAAAACAAGTATACTAAGAGTATAAATTATGAAAGAGGAAGTGAATGAAATATTTTAGATATACGTTGGATGAGTTAAAAGAGTCATCTGATAGAAAACTTTTTAACTACATTTCGTTTTTTGCAGGCGGCGGTGGTTCATCAGCAGGATATAAACTTGCTGGTGGCAACTGTCAGTTTGTTAACGAATTTCAACAAGTCGC